GTGCTGCGAACTGACGGAGAAAAAGGCATGAGCTACCGCAACGTAATCCGTACTAATAGCGTCGCCACCTTGGGAAGCACGAAGGTAACGTTGGCCGGGCTGACCGATGGACGTGATCCCACGATCTGCTTCACCTTCCACACCGATGCCATAACCGGACTTGAGGTGCGGTTCATGGGCACGACCGCCGAGGCGCGGACTTTCGCGGCTTCGCTGATCCATCACGCCGACGTGACAGACGCGGCCAGTCAGGAGATGACAGCATGAGCACCGAGACGCAGAAGATTGATGTGCTGGCGGTGATGAACCAATCGGCGCTACTCATTGGGAATCTACCTGAGTTGCCGGGATATAACGGCTCGATCCTCATGATCGATGACGATGAAGCTGCTCGCGTTGATCGCGAGCTAACGCAAGCCTGCTCCGTCGTGGCAGACCTGATCGATGCGGCGCGCGCCGTGGTTGATCATCTTCACGATTACACAGACGACGAATGTCGCCTTGTTGACGCACTAGCCCGCATCGGTGGTGCCGTATGACCACTCAACCCCTCACCCCATCCGAGAAGGCGCGTCTGCGGGAGTTGGCGAACGCGATTCGATTCGGCAAGCATCCTGATAAAGACGGCATAGGTACTTTTTACGATATCCGAGCAGCAATGGTGGATGACGAGGGAAATATAGTTAAGTCAGTGAACGGTAGCTCGCTCTGTAAAGGTACAAACCTTTACGTAATGCCGTGCGAGCCGAAGATGTTAGGTGAAGGTATTACCGCCCTTCTGGACGAGATCGAGGCGCTTAGGGTGGATCCAAAGTTGCATGAAGGTGCTCCGCCTCATCCTTGGGACACGGAATGGTTCATAGCCATAACGATCTATGGTGATCGTGTTGTGCTTAAGGAATTGCCAGATGAATACACGTACGACTACACCACCGCGGATGGGACGTACATGCTCAAGTCGAATGTCGCTAAGTGGATGCAATTTCCTGACAGCCAATTCGTAGATTACACCGCACGCCAAAAGGAAACCCCATGAACCTCATCCTTTCGGAAGACCAGGTGAAGGCGTTGGCTGATGCTATTTACGATGGACTCAATCGCTGGCGAATCTCATACCATGATTATCAAAGTGAGCGCGATGCTCTACGCGAAATCATCCTCGCCACCGCCAAGCGCGTGGATGAAGGAAAAGCAGTTGCGTGGCTTCATACAGTTACTCAGGACGATGGAGAAACTGATCAGGCGTTGTCATTCTCTCCTGATGCCTTTCCACTGATGGGCGTAGGTGGATTTCGTAGCATCGAGCACATACCACTCTTTTACCGTAGCACCGCCAAGCGCGTGGAGGTGGATGAATGTCTCCACGCCTGCAAGCGTCTCCACCCACACACGCAACTTCGACTTACACGGAGCATCGCACCGGATACCAATTGGCATTGGACGGTCGTGATGCCAGACGGCCACACGTACGACATTAGCAAGGGGCCATTGACGTTCGAGCAGGCGGTCACCGACCTTCAGGGGCGCGGCGTGATCGCTCTCGACGCAGCAGACACCATCTGGCGTCGCAATGCCGCACTAAAAGCCGCGCTAGGCGAAGGGGAAGGCGAGTGAGCGATATAACGATAATGAATGAACAATCCGGAATTTCCGGAGAGTTCGAAAAAGGCACTTTAGAAGGTCTTTCGATAGCCATTGCTATTGCATCTAAATTGTGCTTTGCGATCGATCATGGTGGTAATGAATACCGGCGCGAGGCTTCGGCGAGTGTCGTAGCGGAACATATTCGACTGAAGTACGCCGAGTTTTACCGGCTTATATATCCGCTAAGTGAAGGACCAAGCCATGAGTGAGAAAATGACGCTTGAACAGGTGCGGGATTGGCATCGCGAGCAGGAAAGCCATTGGTACGGGAAATCGCTTACCGGTAAGGAATGCCACGATGCGCCATTGCCTCAGATGCACAAGCGTATGGCCGACGCCATCGACGCCCACCTCGCCACCCTTCCCGCTGCGGTGCCGGATGCGAAAGATAAGCCGACCATTCACTACAAGGGCGATCTTGTCCATGAATGTGGTTACGTGAGTGGATGGAACGGCTGCCGTAAGGCGATGCTCACCCAACGCGGCAGCGCGCAGGATGCGAGGGATGCGGCGAGGTATCGCTATTTGTTGTCGCAAATGAAAGTTGGTGCAGTCACAACGCAACTCCCTTTGTATCGTGCTCCGTATCTCTATTTGTCCGAGCCTTGTGACGATGTGCGCCACGTCGAGCAAGCCATCGACGCCGCCATGCTCAATGATAAGGAACTCCCATGACACGACGGGAACGCTTTGAGTGGACGGTCATTGCCTTGGGATGGCTTGGCGCGGCATTGGTGTGGTTGATACGCCCATGATGCCCGAGCTGATCGACATGACGCCGGACGAGCAGCGCGACGCGTGCGAAGCCCTTCGTATCCTGTTGCGCATTGTTCCCATTGCATCTAACGCCATGGTCTCGGATTACGAGACGGACGAGGGTTAAATATGTGCCACGCGATTCTTGAGGTGCGCTACCGCAACAAGATCGAGCCGGACCAGCTATTGCCCATGACGGATGCCGAATCCATGGCTAAGCGCATGGCCGATCTGGAAGGGCTCGATACCGTGGAACGCATCCGCGTCTTCACCCCAAGCAAAACCCGACAGCGGGAAACGCGCTGGACGGAAACCTAAGCCCTAATGAACTAGGAACGAATTCATGAACACGACCGATATTGCAACGTCGAGCGAACGCCCCGCGCCGGATACGATGTTGGCACTGATTGCGCGTGCCGCTTCCGATCCGTCCATCGACCTTGACAAGATGGAACGTCTGCTGGTGATGAAAGAGCGCATGGACGAAAAGGTCTCTGAGCAGTCCTTCAATGACGCCATGAATGCGGCGCAAGCCGAGATTCGCGCCATTGGCTGGAACAAGACGAACAAGCAGACCAGTAGCAGCTACGTCACCTATGACAAGCTGGATGCCTACATTCGCCCGGTGTACGTGCGCCATGGTTTCGCGCTCAGCTTCGACACGGGAGATGCACGCGTGACCGAAGAGGTGCGCTTCATCTGCTATGTGTCGCACAGGGACGGCCACACGCGGACCTATAAGGTTGATATGCCCGCCGATGGCAAGGGCGCCAAGGGTAACGACGTGATGACTAAGACACATGCGCTTGGATCGGCCACCAGTTACGGCCGTCGCTACCTTCTGAAGATGATCTTCAACGTGATTGAGGCTGCGGAGGATGACGACGGCAACAACGCATCCGGCACCGTCTGCGTCAGCGATGCCCAGGCCGCGACGATACGAGACATTCTGGAAGACAATGATTTCGACATTCGAGCCTTCTGCGACTACTTCAAAGTAGACGCGATTACCTCCATTCCCGCAAACCGCTTCGACGGCGTGATGCGCGATATCAAACAGAAGATCGCTGCCAAGGAGCGTAAGCATGGCGCCGCTTGAGATCATCGACTGCGAACAGAATTCGCCCGAGTGGGTGCAGGCTCGTCTTGGCATCGTCACGGCGTCTAACTTCGCGGCCGTGTTGGCGAAGGGCGAAGGCAAGACGCGCGCCACCTACATGCGCAAGCTTGCCGGGGAGATCATCACAGGCGAAGTCATGCCTAGCTATACCAATGCGGCCATGGAGCGCGGGCATGCAATGGAGCAGGAGGCTATCGATAAGTTCGCTTTCCTGCATGACATGCATCCCCATGAATTAGGTTTCATGCGTCGCGGACGGGTTGGCGCAAGCCCGGATCGTGTCATTTATTGGGACCAGGATGCGATTCACGCACTGATCGAGGCAAAATCGAAGGAACCTCATATCCTCATTGAATGCCTTGAGCGCGGGAAGCTTCCCCCGGAACATGTGGCGCAGACGCAGGGGCAGCTATGGGTATCCGACGTTGATATGTGCCACTTCATTGCTTATTGGCCCGGCATGCCTCTATTTCATGTCGAGGTAAAGTCAGATATCGCCTATCACGATCGGCTAGCAAACGAATGTGGCGCATTTGTTGAGGAACTTGACGCGATGGTGGATCGCATCAGGAACTACCAGTGAACAAGACCTTCCGTCTTCCGGTCGGCGCACTGCGTAAGACCATCGAGTCACACGCGATAGATTTCATCCATGGCCTATCGGCAGCGAAGGCGTGGCGCGTAACGATTGAGCCGGATACGAACATTCGTAGCCATCGCCAAAACCGTTATCACTTTGGCGTCGTCGTGAAGATGCTTAGTGATTTTACTGGATATGAAACAAAGGATATCCATGAGTTTTTGTGCGGTGAACACTGGGGATGGAAGGAAAAGCGCGTGCCACGGTCGCCTAACTTCCCATCCGGGGTATGCGTTATCCCGGTGCGTACCACTACCCATGATGAAGATGGAAATAGTGACACGCTAGACAAGAAACGTTTCTATGAGTTCGTGGAGTTTTGCCAGCGGTTCGGTGCATCCAAGGGCATCGTGATTCCTGACCCGGAGCCGTGGACATGAGCACTGCGAACCAAAAGCGATGGTTTGAGGCGATCCATGGACTTGAGACGTGCTCGCTTTGCGGTCGGTTCGGTGTACAGGCCAGTCACCGTAACCAGGGTCGAGGACTGGGGCAGAAATCCGCTGACCACCTCATTGCCGCTATCTGCATGCATGACCACATGGAGATCGACAACGGGAAGACCATGACGAAGGAAGAGAGGCGTGCGGCGTGGAACGCGGCGTATGTTGACACCATCGACCGTCTGATCCGCTCAGGCCGTCTCGTCCTCAAGTGATGCCACCGTGTTTTGGGGCACGTTCGCGCCCGGACGTGGGTCGCCCTGCCGAAGCGCGAAGGCGGAAAACGTCACCGCCCGACTGGCCGCCGTAAGCGGCTACCTATTGCCCTAACAATTTGGAGTGATCATGGATGCATTGACGAACGAACAGAAGGCGCGTCTGCGGGAGTTGGTGGAGGCATTGCGTAGTCCGGCTTACTGGTTTACGGCTGGCTTCGATGAAAGAACCGGCCATTGGTTTAGCGGTAGCTCAGCGGGACATGAAGGTCAAAATGACCTTCCCATCGAGGCAGCTACCGTTATAGACGCCCTTCTTGACGAGATCGAGGCGCTTAGGTCCGCATCTCAGAAGGTTGTCGATGCATGGGCACATTACGAGCGATACGGCGCTGAATGCACTTTTGAGTCAAGCCCGATGATCTACGCCGAGACGTTGAACGAGTTAGCTGCTGCTGCCTGTGAAGCTTTGAAGGAAACCACATGACCTTTCCAATCGCCATAACCCCGGCATTCCCACTCAGTGAAAACTATCCTCGCGACCAAGACTGGCAATCAGGACTCACAAAGCGTGAGTACGCTGCAATAGCGATCATGGCTGCCATGTGCTCTACGCCAGGATGGGCATCTCACGGCAAGGACGCAGCACAACTTGCTGTTACTCGCGCTGACAGCCTTATGGCTGCGTTGGAAAGAGCCCCATGAACCGCATCATTTCGGAAGATCAGTTGAAGGCGTTGGTTGAGAAGTGGCGTGGGGTCCGTAAAGGCGGATTCCGTGCAATGGATGACTACGGCTTTACGGTAGTAGAAGCCGTGGAGACATGCGCAGACGAACTCGCCACCATCCTCGCCACCGCCAAGCGCGTAGATGTGGAACTACTTAGAGGATGGACGGCAAAGCGAACAGACAGCCCTGATTTTCGGGCATGGGTAATAACTAAGCCTGACAGGATGGAGTCTGTGATGATTGAGGACAGCGACAAATCCAGCGGTGCAGTCATGTTGCGCGAAATAGCCGAGCAACTTGCAACGCCTCCACACGCCTCATCTACTTGCCCCATATGCGGTACTGATACGCCACATCGCCACACGGGTGAAGAAGTGGCTAGGCATCGTATCGCCCTCAAAGCCGCGCTAGGCGAAGGGGAAGGCGAGTGAGCAACGACAACATCAAGGTTTCAACCATCGTCAAGCTTTACGCGGGCGACGTTCTAATAGCTGAAATTGATTCAGCTGCTTTGTTCTTACTGGCACTTGATTTCATTCAAAAGCAGCCAATAGAAAAAGGACCAAGCCATGAGTGAGAAAATGACGCTTGAGCAGGTGCGCGATCTGCTGCGGTTTTCAGCTTCCGAGAACGTGGACATGGATGCGCTGCGATACAAAATGGCCGACGCCATCGACGCCCATCTCGCCACCCTTCCCGCTGCATCCACCTCGCCGGATGGGGGTGAGGCTGTGGACAACGCCACCAAATGGCTCATTGACTGCGCGCGTCGCTCCATTCCGTTCCTCATGGACGAGGCATCGAAGTATGACGATGACGGTTCCAATGAACCATTGGAGACGGCACGCGACATCGACAAGGCAATCGATGAGCTTGCCGCTGCCTACCAAGCAGGCCTCGATCAGGAAGACCAAGCACGCAAGACTTACGCGTTTGATGTTCTGATCAATATCGGCCACGTAACTCGGCATGAAGCAGAAGCGGCTCTAGCAATCGCCAAGCGATCCCTGTCCGCCCAGCGCGGGGAGGCTGAGTCGTGAGCATGTTTGACCGTCCCGGCTCGCTTGAAGCAGCCAACGAGTGGAACCTGGCACGTGATGCCAGAACCAACGCCTTGTGTGAATTGGATGCGGCTCGCGAGAAGTACACCGCGGCCCTAGTTCGCCTGGCAACGGCGCACAAGAACGCCGTAGAACTCGTCAGCCCCGAATACGCGGATGTCTTCCTCTGGCTGGACGAGCTCTACGGCAAACGCGATCAGATACTCGCGATGACCATCGCCCGCGCTACGGAGAAGTACCATGACCACCCAACCGATCCATAGCCGCTATCGGTGACAAAGAGGCGTCCCAAAAAAAAAGCCCCATCACTGGGGCTTTTTTTGTGGCTTCTTCCAACATCCTTGCGCTACGCCGTTGAGGTTGTGGGCCAGGATTTCCTTAGCAGTTTGGTCGGTGAGGACGTCACCCTTTCCCACTAGGATAGGCGCCCATCCCTTGCACGGATCAACCTTAACGGGACCAGTCGTCGTGCAGCTTCCCAGCAGCGGAAGAAGGATTAGCAGTAGCCACAGCCTGCGTAGGCGCTTGCGGTAGATTTTGAACCGTCGTATCAACGTCATGGCGCACCTCAATGACCTGTTGAACTTGCTCGGCCTCTTGGGCCTTCTGCATGGCTTCATCGACCTTAGCTTGCTGCTTTTCCTCACCCGAGGATCGGCCCTTAAGGAAGATCGCCGCCACTGCCGCCAGAATCGCCCCAAGGGCGACAACGTACTTCCCTACCTTGGCCCATAGGGCAGAAAGGATCATGGCGTGTCCCCCGTCTTGGGTCCGCCTTGATCGACGGCACGCGCGATGATGCCACCAAGCCCCAGGAAGGCCGCCACGGCAATCATCACCTTGGGAGGTAGGTAGGCCTTCAGGTCAGGCGGCAATACCGCCCACGACCCTGCCACGGCCAGCTGCGCCCCGTGGAACCAGTTGGTGGCGAACCTGGCCGATTTCTTCCAGTTGTCCACGAGGCGCATGGGGTCATTCTCCCGACTGGATAAGGGGAAGCAACGCGCGGGCATGCGATAGCTTGGCGCATCGCAGCAATACTTCCTCACCGTCGCGAATTTCGACAGAGGACAGCGTTCCTTCCTCTTCATACACAGAAACAATGCGCGCGTTGGGGTGCGGACCACCGCCCCCGATGACAACGGTACTCATGGTGACTTCTCTCCCTTGCTTTGGCTGGTGGAATCATCGACTTTCTTTGCCAGCTCCGGCGCCCATTGCAGGATCACCGAGAGCTTGTCGTTCGCTAGGTCAATCCGGCGTTTCTGATCGATCTGGTCCGCGCGTGACACGAAGGTCAGCGTCAGCATCACGGCACAGCAGATGGAGGCGAGCCACAACGCCGCCCATACGCCGAAGCCTCCTGCGTCTACCTTGATGATCTGAGTGTTGGTCGCCACGCTTGGCGCGACCATGGCTTTACGGATGGTGGCGTCCAGCCCTTGAAAGGCTTCGGCCAGCTGGATGGCTACGTCACGATCCCCTGCATCGTGGCTCATGGAAATGTCCCTATGGTGTGGCGCTAAGTTTTCCCACGAGGCGGTTAACCAGCTCGTTGAGGTGATCCAGTTTCGTTTCGATACGGTCGATGGTTTCGTTCTTGGCGTAGTTCTCGGCCACGTACAGCTTGAGCGCATCCAGCTCCCGCCGCTGTGAATGGATCGCCGCTACCAGCCATCCGCAAAACGGCACCAGCAAGCCGAGCGCAATATTAATCACCCACTGCCACCACGTCATGGGCCATCCTCCGGGATCGCGTTCATCGCTGCCGCGTAGTTTCCAGCCCAATCCGCCTTTCGCGGCTTGCCGGGATGCCAGGTGGCAAGGTAGTAGTTCCATGCGCCGTCACCATCGCCTACCACTGGCATGGGCTTGGTGTTGGTCCAATACCCGAGCCGTGCCAGCGCCATGGCGAGCACGTCATCCGTTACCAGCGCGTTCCAGATGGCGACGGGGGCGAAGTCCACGCCACGGGCTTGGCAGACAGTGCGCAAGGCTTCCCGGGACGCGGGATGCTCATACACCCCCGTGACGCCCGACCCCATGCCGGGCCTACCAAGCTCGAACTGCGCCAGGCCATGCGCCGGACCGCCGCCAAACTGTACGCGATGCACGAGGCCCGATTCCTGCAAGCACGTGGCGATGACCTGGATGCTGGCGGCACGGCTGTCCATCTTGGCCGGCAGTAAGGCATAGGCCTGCGCCAGCGGACCGGTAACGAAGGCTCGGATATCCATGCTCATTGCGCCCACTCCACCATGACGGCGGCATCCTGGCCCTTGCCGCCATTCTGGTTGCCGAAGCCGCCACCCGTAGCACCTGCGCCGGGCAACGTAGCCGCAGCACCGTTAGCGCCACCACCACTGAGCGCACCACCCGCGTTATAGGCCGGGCCACCGGCACCACCAATGCCATTGCTCCCTTGCGCGTAGCCCGTGGCGCCGTAGGAGCCGGTAAGGGCCAGCGTGAAGCCCGAGGGAGCACCGGCGCCTGCACCACTGGACCCATTGGCGCTGCCGGTGGCCGCACTGCCGGCGAAGCCGCCGCCTACGGAAACGGTGCCGCCCGTCAGGCCCGACACACTGGTTGATCCACCATTGGCCGCTGCTGCACCACCGGCAATACCACCGACACCGCCCGCGCCCACTTGGATCGTTAGCGTGGTGCCTCCAGTCACGCCGAACCAGCCTTCACCGTAAGCACCGGACCCACCACCACCACCACCAAAGGCGCCCGTGGCACTCGCACCCGCACCCGCACCCGCACCCGCCATCCGCAGCCGGACTTGCGTGACATTGAGCGGCACGGCCAGTGTGTAAGTGCCAGCCGAAATGTAGGCGTTCTCGACAAAGGTAGGCAACGTCATAGGCTGATTTCCGAAATACATCCCCAAGGGGAACACCTGGCCGAGCACCGGACGACCGGACGGGGCATTGAACTGCGTCACCGTAACAGATGGTCCCACGATAACGACTTTCCACGACGCGCCCGATACCGTGTCGTTGGCGATGTAGGTGCCGTTCTGGAAGTCATAGAAATAAGCCGTGCTGCCCGCCGATGCTGTGACATCGACCATCTGCCCGTTCTTGGTCAGCGTGATGGCGGCATTAGGCGTCACGCCCGGGATGGCAATCACCAGATTGAGCGGGGACCGTCCCAACGTGAAATAGTTGGCGCCGAACCGTATCGTGTTGACGCCAAGCACATTGACGGAGGATTGAGCCAGCGTGACGGATCCAAATCCCGCATCCCACCAAGGGTGAACGGCCGGCGGATAGAATCCCGTATCACCCCAATCAGCCACTCGGGGCGCTCCAGGTGTCCGATTCTTCCACTATTGCCCATACGGTTGCGCTGTAACCCATGACGCGGAAGGAGGCTGATGGGTTGTAGGCACTGTCGGCAAAAGTGTCCGAAAAGCTCACTGAACCAATGTTGTTATGGACGGGTGTCCATAAGTTCGGCGCCCATGCACGCGAAGGGATCGACGTTGGGCCAATGGTGGCACTCGTGGATCCATAGCAGTCATACGAGACCTTCTCACGCAATATGCGGTTCATATAACCCGCCCGCGCGTTGACGCCACGAGTGGTCGACCCCATGGTCGCCGCGCCGCGGATATTCATCTGGTTGTAGCTCGAAATGATCGTTCCCGTGATATCGCGGGCGAAATAGCCAACGCTTGCAGCTTCAATCAGGAACACGCCCGATAAATAGGTACCGTTGCCCGCGCTCATGAAGGTGGCATAGGCGTCACCTGGCGTAGTTGCCACCATGTCGCCGAAATGCCAAGAAAACCACTGCGAGTTGTTTGAGTTAATGTCCACGTGCATGCGCACGTATCGGTCCGTCACGTAAATGACGTATGGCCGAGCGGCAGTGCTCACAGCGGCAGAGCATGCGGCTCGCTGAACCGTATTGGCTACCTGCGCCAAGCTGGGAAACGGATTCACGAGGGACGCAATCGTCGAAGCGGCCTCACAGCCGCGCATGGTGGCGTACTGCGCACTACCGGAGACGGTCGAGTCGTGCGCCACATAGAGGCAGTAGCCATTGCCGGCGGCGGTCTTGTAGATACGCTGATTGGTCGCGGTGGCCACGGTCGTCCACGACTTCTGCGCCAACGCCCAATCCAGCACAGCTACCAAGGCCCCGTTGGTTCCACTGAGGACCGGGGCGCCCACATCCGTACTGCGACATACAATCATTCCGACGCTCATGGCGTGATCACCTGATACGTAAGAGTGGCACTGGTCGCCACGGCGGTGGCTGGTTCCAGCGTGTAGGCAATCGTGTTGCCCACGGTCGATTCATTATTGAACAGTTCCGGCACCGGGCCGCAGTCAAAGCCGGTCAGCGTCGGATCGGTGACGCCCTCAAACAGCAAGCCCGAGCCGGGGGGCGGGTATTGTGCGACCAGCCGGGAAAGATCGGCATTGCGGTGGGCCACCGTCGTATAGAGTCGCAGGCGGCACGGGTTGGTGGTCGCCATCGTGAGCAAGCGCGCCACCGAGGAAAGCGTAGCCGTTCCCGTCACCGTGGCGCCAGTCGGACTGCTGATGGTGACCGTCACGCGGGCGGCGTTCTCTTGGATCGCCACCGCCGTGGCGGCTGTCACGATGCCATGGGCATCTACAGTGACTTGGGCAACATGCGAGGCATCCCCATACGTGCCGGCCGTGACACCCGAGGATGGGAGCTGGGAGGACGCCAGCGTGCCGCCGATCTGGGAAAAGGTGTAGTCGCCGGTAACAGGCACGACCGCGCCCGTGCGCGTGTTGAACGAGGTCACGCCCCCGCTGCCGCCGCCATTGAACTGCACGAAGGGGATCGCCGTGACACCCAGCGTGCCGCCCGGGTCGGCGGTGCAGGTAAATCCCTTGTCGGCGTTCGCGGTGCCTTGTTCAACGAACACCGAAGCATTAGGCACTTGTGCCCAGGTGCTCATGTCCGAGGCACGCGACCACGCTCCGGACGCCGCCACGTAGATGCCGTTATCGGCCGGCGCCGTCTGGTTCATCACCAGTACCCGGCTACCGGCTGCTGGCGTCACGCCATCGCGCGCGGCCAAGCCGCTGAGTGTGTCATTCGCCGTCGTGGCGAGCAGGCACGGGGCTTTCCATGACAGCCCGTTCGCGATGCTGTCGACGTATTGCTTGGTCGCCGCCTGTAACGCGCCTGTGGGGTCGGCGCCGAGATTGACCGTCGCAAAGCTTGGCGATGAGGCCGTGTCGATATCCTGCGGGGTCGCCAGAACGATGGTCGAGCCGGAGCCATCGCCGCCCGTGACAATAACCTGATGGGTTGTTCCCGTGACCGTCACCGCATGCTGCTGCACCACGCGGCCTTTGCTATCGGTCGCTATGGCGAGCAGCACGCCGCCCGTGCCCATGGTGACGTCGGTGAGGTCAAAGGACACGACGCCCGTTCCACTGGCGGTAGCAGCAATGTTGGCACTGCTGGCGAAATCATCCGCCACGGCTGCCCAGCCTTTGTTGCCGCCATCGTCGCTGCCGTAACGGTAATGGCCGCCCACCCCATCCACGTCACCCACCAGGTTCACCAGGGCGTTACCCAGGTGCAGCGAGCCGAGCACGGATACCGAGTCGATACCCTTAATGTCGCCCACGGAGGATGAGCCACCACCCGAAGGCGACAGCGCATTGATCTGCGCCTGCATCGCATCCAGCGTGTCGGGAATGGCCTGAAAAAAGATGTAGTAGGTGCGGCTGGCGACGTTCCCGGGATCGAGAATGGATTGGTTGACGAAGGGAAGTAGCGCGCGGAGCTCCGTGGCCATCAGGCGTTACCAATGGCGATCCAGCTAATAGCCGTCGAGGCCGTGATCGGTGGGTTGCCCGAGTTGTTGTTCACATCGCCCACGCAGGTAAACCCCGTGCCGGAGACGCTTTGCGCCCCCAGAATCACCATTTTTCCGGCAGAGGTGGCGCCGGAGCCGCTGTTGTTGGTAATGCCCACCCACGGCGTGCCGCCCGTGTAGGCCGTTGGGAAGGTAATCGCCTTGCTGGTGGTATTGCCGCCCGAGGCCGGTAGCGTGTCGGTCCCGCGCTGGATCAACAGACCATCCAGATTGGCGCTATTGCCCACAATCGAGATGGTCGGGATGCCCAAAGAGGCGACGGTCTTCCAGAAGACTAGCGTGCCATCCGTGCTGAGCAGGTCGCCGCCCGAACCGGTCGGGTCCGGCACCTGCACGATGGGTTGCCACAACAGGTTGGAACCGTCATTGGTGAGGAAGTCGCCCGTCACCAAGGAAGGAATGGTAAAGCCCGGATCGGCCCCTGACTGAATGTTGTTGAGCGTCTCCAAGGTCGTGCCCAGTGCATCCTTAAGCACGGCACCGTAGACACCCGAGCCCCACACGTCGGTGGACAGGCGCCCGTCGGCATCAAGTACCACCGGATTGGCGTTCAGCACGGTCAGGCCAGGATCACTGTAAGTGTTCTTTAGCGTGGTCAGGTCGGTTTGGTAGAACGTGATGGAGCCGCCCGCATTGACGGAGCCATCCGCAAGGAAATACTGCACGAACTGCCCGAGGGGTCGAAAGCTAGCCATGGTCGAATCCTTTAGGGCGACGTGACGGGTTGTGGCTGGGGTGATGGCGTGACGGCACGAGCGCTTTGTGACGAAAGCAGCGCGTTCCACTGCGGGTATTGCGATAGCAGTTTACTGGCTTGAGCTGGATTGCCGCGCAAGTAGGTCCGTATCATCGTGGCGGCATCCTCGGGGTTTAGAAGCCCCTTGGTGTATTGATCCATGATGCGGCTGTTGATGACATCGGCACCTTTGTTGATGAACGCGCCAAGTCCTGCACCTAACGATCCTCCGGGTAGTCCTCCGAAATGGGAGCCAATCAAGGCACCCAGCGCGGCGGCGCCACCCCGAACTTTCGTGGTAGGGCCGCCCAGGTTCGGCCCAAGGATCGCCGAAGGAAGTCCTTTATCGGCATTGATGTTGTAGAGCGTGTCGGAACCGCTCTTAGGAAGGCTGTTGGAAATGCCTTCGCGCTTGAGGCTATCTTGGATGCCTTCCAATGTTTGCTGTGCCTCAGGACTGACGCCATAGCGCCCCTTTTCAATGGAGGCGAGACCGCGATTGATGTCGGTCAGCGAAAGAGGTGCAGCACCAGCCGAGTTAAGAGGACGGTTATCAGCACGGTCCAGAATCGCTCGCGCGGCATCCATGGTATTGAGCGGCACGGACTTGTCGGCAAACGTGGAAAGATAATTCCGATAGCCCGGGACTGCGTCGTCGAGAGCGTCAATAATCTGACTCTTGATCGGCGTAACACCGGCTTTCTCCTGCGCGCTGGCCTGCTTGCCCGAGGGGCTCACCAGGAAGTCATTAGCGTTCTGGCGGATCGAATCCAGTACGTCTGCACTGATATTACCGCCTTCGTCCACTCTCTTGGTGATCGCGTTTTCGATCTGATCCAATGCGCTGGAAATGGTGGGCCGGGCACCAAGGCCGCTATTGCGCACGGAAGCAATGGCCTTGAGTACAGAAGATGGGTCAACGGACGCATTCGGCAATGTCTCGCGCTGGAATTGCTGCACGGTCTGTCCATTACTCAATGGTGCATTGGCGCGCGCTGCCTGCGCCGCTTGGTAGGACGCGTCATCACCCGCCAAGTCCTGCACAGCCTGCACGCGCGCCGCGTTGTTCACATTGCCACGCTGGGTAAGCGCTTCCTTGAAGGCAGGCGTGTTGGCTGCCGCCTTCTCAGCGCCCACGGCCCCCGGCGACGGAGCGGCCTGCGCAGAGGTCAACTTAACCCCCGGCACGGGCGACGCGGCCGCATCCAACTGCGCCAACACCTCCGGCGTGGCCCCGAATTTCTGCACGATGTTCTGCGCGGCGATAGTGCCCGGGCTCAATACATGACGCCCAAGGCTAGCGATGTTGCCCACGGCACTGGATGCCAATGGGACGGCGCCTCCCGTGAGAGTGCCAAGGCCCACTTGCTCGGCCTTTTGCTGCGCAAAGGAGGGCTGTCCACTAACGAGGCTACCCAAGTCACTCGATGGTCCACTGGTGACGGGCTGCGTGGCAGCTACCGTACCCCCTTGCACGGCGCCTGAGACAATCTTGCGCAGCAACGGCAGGCTTTCTGGCAGATAACGGGTAGCGATATTGCCGACTGTCTGAAGCCCCTTGGCAGGCGCTTCCAGTAGCCATGGGGCCACTTCGCCCATAGCTGCGCCACTGTACGCGGCCGGGGTGTTGGGCGTCTGCGCCTGATACGCGGACTCGCGTTGCGCAATAGCTTGATCCGCATTGCGGTTGGTCGTGTTGATCATCGCGCGGGCGTCGCTGTCGGCAGGCAGCAATGCATTCGCCGCTCCAGTGATGCCATGGCCGACCAATTGCGCAATGCCCGTCACAGCATTCCCGAGATGGTGCCGTTCCGCATTGCCAAAATCCACCACGGCATCGCCGATGCGCTGGCCTAGCGACGGTCCGGCTGCATCTTCCGCGTTAGCTTGCTGTACGGCCTGCTGCACGGACTTGTCAAACGAACCTTGGCCCAGTTGGTCCGGCGTGGGGCGCACCACGACATCGCCCGGCTGCGGCGTGACTTTGGCGGATGGTCCGGGCTTCGTCGCGGCGTCGAACTGCTGCCGCGCGGCCGCACGCGCGTTGTCATCCGGCAGCTGGGGCGACACTACTTGCTCGAAATACTGCTGGCGTGCGGCTTCCTGCTGATCGGGCGGCAATGCCTGATAGCCAGGGCTAGCGACGACTTGGCTCCAAGGCTGCGCCATTAGCCACCACCCCACAGATGCGAGTAATCCTGCTGTCCGCTACCTGCCGACGCATTTTGCCCTGGTAGATTTGGCGTAGGAGCCATTTCCTGCTCCGGCGTCTGAGCAGCCTTAGAAGTTCCCTGCGAACCATTGCCAAAACGGCTCAAGTTGTCGCGCACCGCATGAAGTTGCTGCAACGCACCAAGACGCTGGTTATGGACGTCATTACGGAGTACATCCGCCACGGCGTTGAACTGCCCCTTGGATAGATCAGTTCGGATCATGTCCATGGCTTCCTGCATGGTACTGACGGGCGTTCCGCCAGCGCCCGTGGCGCCAGACATGATCTTGGCGTAGTCAGCCGCTACGGGCGTCAACGCGGCCTTGAGCTTCACCACGTCGGGGTCGCCAGCCTGTTCTTCCCCGGTAAGCAGCCATTTGTTGATGGCCGGCGACGCGGTTCGATCAATGCTATCGCTGATTTTCTGAGCATACGTCAGATTGTTCAGGAAGCTATTCTCCTGTCCAGCCATGGCATCAGAGCGCTTCTGATAGGCATTGAGACTACCCTGAAGTGCTTTTTGCTGCCCTTGGCGACTTGATAGCTCGGCTCCTGTGACGCCACTTGCGGACGCGATATCCGCCGCATGATTCATGACTGCGGTGCGCTGCGCCTGTCCCTGACCACCCCGACCTACGGGAGGGAGTTGACCGGTAAGCAGGTAGTTCCACGAAGCATTTTCCAGCGCACCTGGATTAAGGTCCGACGACTGCGCATTGTTCATGCCCGACGCCCCCAGAACCATGCCAATCTTTTGTTCTGGCGTCGCACCGAGCTTGTCCGCAGCTGCCAAACGCTGCTCCCATGAATTAGCTTTAGGTGCAGGCGTTCCCACCGCAAGACGCACACCGGAGACACCCGCGCCACCATTCGGGTTTTGTAGATGCACATGGTCGCCCTCATCGATGGGCTGCAATCCACGATTCTTGGCGTCCTGAATGAAGGCTGCCTTCTGATCAGGGGGAATGACCACATCCGCAGCGGTGCCGGTGAGGTGTTGGCTGTTGGGCACACCCCCTACCGCCGCGTTTTGATCCGGGCTACGCATGCCACTGGTAATGGTCGCCCCGTACTTACCGGAGAGGTCATTCACGGTGTTGTAGAAGTCGGGCGACGCCATGCCACCGGTGGTGGGACCACCTAAGTTGATGAGACTTCCCGCATGGGTATACGGATTGACGGCGACGGGCCCGCGTTCCCCGTTGGGTCCCACCGACTGGTTACCCAGCACCTTGTCAGCCACCGGGTTAGCGCGAAGCACGCCGCCACTCTTGCTGACGAGCATAGCTCCCGGGGTCAAGGTGGTGGACTCCACCGGCAAACTGGCGATCTGCGCCCGCGCCGCTTCCATGAAGGGCTGCGCCGCTGCAAAGGTGGCCGGCGTAGGACGCCCCGTCGCCGCGCCGATACGGTCGAGGTAGGGTTTGACCGCGCTCTGATAGGCCGCTTCCTTCGCTTCGGGCGTGGGCTGGTTGTCCAAGTACTGCATCGCACCCCGCAAGCGCGTGAGCTGCGTATCACCGGCCGACTGGTAGGACTGCGCCTGATCCGGGTTGATCGCAGCGGCTTGCGCAAAGGCGTTCGGATCCCCGGCCACGATGCCCGGGGCCAGCCCGCGCAAGGTCTGCGTATCCGTTTGCTGCTGCTGCGCCTGCTGAAGCGCGATATTGCCCATGGCGTTCTGGCGTGCCGTGACCACGCCGGCCTGAATCGCGGCGGGGATATTGGGCTGCTGAAGGGCGCCGGCAACGTCGTAGATGTTCGCCATCACGCACCCCCGCTCATGGCCGCGAAGTTGTACGAGCCGTTCCCACCCGTGCTCGCGTAGTTCGGATTCGTCCAGTAGTTGCCCATGTTGTTGCCCAGCGAGTAACTGGACGCGGTGCCACCAGATGGAACGGTCGAGGTGCCACCGTACATGCCATACAGGTTGCCCAACTGCCCCAGGACGCCACCCCATGCGTTCGCGGAGCCCACCGTGCCCGAGGCGTTCGCCTGACCGGAGCCTTGCATCAGGTTGCCGATGCTGTCGGCGTTACTCTGACCCAAGCTGCCCAAGGACGTCGCGGCGCCCAAGCCCTGATTCGCCACGCCTGTAAGCTTGTTCCAGTAGTTGTTGGCGTACTGCGTGGCCAAGCCCTGACCTAAGCTGATCCGGTCCGCGTCCGCCCCTCCGCCCCACAGGTTGCCCTTGGAGGCCGCGCCCGCGTCCAGCGCCTTGGTGCCCTGCTGCACCGCGAACTGGTAATCCGGCGACTGGTCAAAGCCCGACGTATTGCCGCTCAAATACTGTTGTTGCAAGTTCAGCGCATTGGAACCGGCGCCCAGATACGGGGCTAGATTCTGCTGCGTCTGGTCGAACTCGCGCTGTTGTTCACCGATGGCGGCATTGTTCTCGCTCGTCTGCGCCTGAGCGCCTGACTTTGCGGCTTTGGAGGTGAGGTAGCCACCCACGACGGTGGCGGCAGCGGCCCAGGGCATGATCAGTTCTCCGTCAGCGCTTCACGGCGCAATAGCAGCATAGCCAGCGCCATGTCTTTGCACTCGGCCAAGCTCAACTTGGCGTGCTCCTTCGTGCCGGCGCCAGGATGGAACTGCATCGCGGCCACCGAGGCGAAATACATGTCAAAGGCGATTTTCTCTTCGTGGTCCATTAGCGCCTCACGCAGACAATCAGGGTAATCCGGTCTTCGTCACTGCCATTGGTGACCCAATGGCGTCGCGCATTGTCGAAGGTGTAGAGGTCACCGGGCAACGGACGCAATTCCGCGTCGTCAAAGTGGAATGCTTGCTCGCGGTTGCCCTTGAGCTGCACGGCGAATTTCTCGTAATGCGTGGCGTGCCACCCCGAATCGACGTGCGGGGCGACTTCACCACCGGGCGGAATCTTGGTAATCAACACGCCGCCTAAGCTTTCACCGACCACGAAGCGGAACACGTCCAGCGCCAGTTGGCGCAGTGCGGGTAGCTGGGTAGCAGCGGGGTACCAGACCGACTCATGCGGCAGCATGGTGAAGGCATGGACATCCCCCGCGTAATGCGACCAGTCGTTGAAGCGCAGCCAGATGTCCGAGACGCCACTGTGCGGCGTGTCATAGCGCTCCGTGCGCAAGGTGTGCTGGTTCCAGAGCTCGGGGTGTGCGTCCAGCTGAGCGACAGCCTCGCGCACGTCGAAGCGATGCATCAGATCGGTGATCGGCGGCACGCGATGCACCGCCGGCTCCGCTTTGACTAAGGTGGCCTGCCATCCACTCATCCGACCGTCCCCTGCACCACCACGACGGCGCCTAGTAGATCACGTTTGCGCGGACTGGCGCAGCGGACGCGGTAGACGCGCTGACGGCTGCGGCCCTGACGGGTGAATACCACCCGGGTCTCATACTCGCCCACCAGGCCGATAGGTGACTCGTCCCAGTTCGACCAGGTATTGCCGCCGTCGTCGGAATACTGGATGCGCACGGCGTTGTCCGGGTTCGACATGGGCGTCGATTCCTGACCCACCTGCATCAACAGTTCGACGCGCGGCACCATGAATAGGTTCTGGTTGTCGATGAGAACGCCGGTCACGCGTTCGGAGATGAACTCCTGCGTCCCTTCCAGCATGTAGTCCCAGTCAACCTCCCACAGCGTGCCGGTCTGGAAGTCGCCGGCATACCACTTACCGTTCCAGAAGGTCATGGACGCGGGGCGCCAGCGGTGTAGGCCGTAAGAGGCGCGACGGCTCCATTCCTGCGCCGAGACATCATAGCCCCAGGTCGTGCCATCCGGGAAGGTCCAGTAACACACCTTGTGCCCCGCGCTTTCCCAAGTGAAGGCGAAGCACTGGTCCCAATTGAGCCCGCGAATGGCCTGCTCGATGGGTCGCGTGGAGATGCGCTCCGGGGCGTAGCCGTTCAGGCGGTAGAAAATGCCGTCGTCCCCGAGCCAATAGACAGTGTTGTCCAGGTTGGCGACCGTGAAGCGCCCACCGCACCCGCGCTGCATGCCGATCTTACGCGTACGGAAGGGCTGTTCGGCGTTACCCGAGTCGTAGAAAAACTCCGTCGTGCGCGCCGAGAACAAGACGAGGTCATTATTGACCACGGCCAGCGAGACGAGAAGGTCTGGCGCCAGTTCGGAGGTGAACCGATCCAGCGTGTTGTAATTGAGCCCATCGGCCGGTGCGGAGTTGAATGCAAACCGCCGCGCGGGCTCGATCTGCACGAAATAGCTGTCCATGAACACGCCATTGATCGCGCCGGGGTAGCCTTCATCCGTGATGCGCGTCAACGTGGCGGCGGCGGTGTCGTAGATGTAACCGGCCGAGCCGTTCATGATCAAAAGCTGATTGCCCGAGGCTTGCTGGTTGTCGGCAAACTTGACGATACCAATCCCGGGAATGGTGCCAAGGGTGGTCGTGGTGAGGTTGTTGTTGACGCGGTACAGCGTGTTCCCCGCGACCATCACGAACACGCCTTCGCAGTTGTAGGTGCCGCGTACCGGTGCCGTGCCCACGTTGAGCACCTGCCGCAAGCCTGGCGGCGTCTTAAGCATGGTCGGCGTGCGCGTACCGGATTTCTCCGCCTGCGTCGGTAGCCAGTTCACGCAGTCCTGCACGGACCACGGCCGCGTTTCGTCCGCGTAGAACCCACCGATCAGCGGGAGCGGGGTGTATTTCATGCGTCAGCCCACATACCACGATTCCCCATTTAAACTTCGGCCCGACTTATAGCTCGGCGTCGGCACCGACAAGATGGGCTGAATCGGCGTCGCCACCGCAACATCCCGCAGCAGCGCTTCCATGCCCGTCAGCGCCATGCCGACCACCGTGGGCAGCGGCGTGACACCGTATTCCGGTGCCAGCGTGATGGCGAGGTTGTAGGCAATCGCCTGCGTCATCTCATCCGCCAAGGGAAGGTCATCCGATGGGTTCGCCACCGGAGACCATCCGAGCGCCGTGCCGTCCGCCTCAATGCGCGCCATCATGCCATTCAGTGCATCAATAGCCGTCTCCATATCCGTCGCCTTGACGGACTGCTGAGGGTCAATGACCTGAATCAGTCGCAGCGCGCGTGCAATGAGGTTTTGGACTTTCATGGGCTTAGGCCATCTGTCCTGCCGTCTGCATCGCGGCCAGAAGAGCATTGTAAGCGTTCGCCGCTGCCGTCAGGTCCGCAAAGGGGACGGCGACATTAGCGATATGCTGGGCCTGCTTGACCGTGCCGGCCGTGGTCGTGCTTGCCGTGCTGAGACCGGCCGTGATGTCGCTGAGATTGACGGTCGCCTTACCGCCATTGCCTTGCGAGGCATAAAGCTTGGTGTTTGCGTTTGCCATGGTGCATGTCTCCTGAAGAGAAGGGGCCTTGCGGCCCCTCCTTGGTTAGCCAGCGCTGACGGTGACCACGCCACTGTTGCTCCAAATCTGACCCACGACATGCGGGTCAGCGGTCGGCAAGTCACCGAGGAAGACGGGCGAGGACTCTACGGTGCCCACACCAATCGGTGCGGTCCACCAATCGGAGTTGCTGCGGTTCGCCACGCTGGGGTTGGTCGGGTTAGCCATGTCGGTCTCCTATCAGGCCGGGGTGAGGTTGGCAGGGTCGTTGGCAATGCGGCAGGCCCATTCGGGACGCAGCGCGCCAAAGCCGTACATGATGTCGAAGCGGGTGAGGTTCATGTCGTTGACGAGGCTCGAACCTTCGGTGACACGCATCGACACGCCGTCGAACTGGCGGCGCGAGGTCTTCCAGCCGGACAGCTCCGGCAGGTCCACCGTCACGAAGGCGAAAGCCTCGGGGCGATACGAGAAGTTCACGCCGTAGGTTTCGCCGGCCGGCTCCAGGATCGTCACCGCGCCCGAGTTGGTCGGGTAGGCCGTCACGTTCTGCTCGGAGCCCGTCACGGTCAGCGCCGGGTAGATCGAGATGTCGCCCGCACCGCCCGGGAAGTCCGCCGTCACCACGAACTGACGCAGGTAGCCCAGGCTGGCCTTGGTCTGCGGATGCACCGCCACCGCACCGGCAAAGGTCAGGATGGTGCCCTTCGGAATCGCACCCGTACCGGTCTTGAGCGTGATGGCCGAGCCGCTTTCGGTCGCACCGTTCACCTGGTAGCCCGTGCCAGCGCCGTTGGTGTGGGTCGGCATGACCGTGGAACAACCCCAATCGTGGCCCGAGGCGCGGCCCATGGTGCCATCCTCGTACTGCGTATCGAGCTGTTTCTGTGCGTTGAACAGGCCGGCAAGCGACGGGATGATGGTCGTTTCGGCGGCCGTGTTGGTCAGCATGCGCAGGGTCGAGGGACCTGCGCCGTTGTCCATCACGTACTTGCGCGCGATGTTGGCATAGGCCAGCTGGGTCCACTGCGCATTGCCCACGCCGGTCTGGTTCGGGATGGACTGGTAGGCCAGCTTCTGCACGTTCGCCTCGACCGTGACGGCCAAGTCCGCGACCTGCTGACTGAGGTACCGGCGGTCGAACTCTTCGATATCCAGCGCCAGCTCGGCCGAGGTGTACTGCACCGAAAAGTTGAGCTGATCGATGATCTTCACCTCGCGCACGATGGTCTGCAACGGCGCGGGCGCTGCGACGCGACCGGAGGTCACCACCGCATGCTGCGGCACCGGCACACGCAGGGTGTCACCGATGGCGGGCGCGCCTTCCTTGAACGAGGAGTCGTAGGTGCGCGGGATGGTCTTGACGAACTGGAGGGCTTCGCTGAAGCGCATCAGTGCGCGGTCAGCAATCATGTCAGTGGTAAGCAGCTGGTTAGCCATGTCGGGTTCCTTGGAAGGTGGGATAGGTTTCGCTGAACCTACCCACCCTCAGAGGGGGACAGGTTTAGCGCTTACCCGCCTTGCGCCACGCGGCGATGCGCTGCTCCGTGCTCAGGTTCGGATCGCCAATATCGACCGAAGGCTTGCCGGAGCCGCTCACCGTCTTGGGCGGCGGAGGGGCGGATGTCGTGCGTTTTGGCAAGGGCGCCGCAGCGGGAGGCGTGGTCACTTCCGTAGGCGAGCCGGTTTCGAACTTGTCAGCCAGCTTGGCGATTTCGCGCACCTGTTGCAGTCGCGGGAGCGAGAGCAGGCGTTGCGCTTCCTTCGGGTTCAGGGCCAGATGATGGGCAATATCGAAGTCATGCTCATCCCCCAGGAACAACTCGGTAAGCGGCTTGTAGGCCGGGTCCGTGTTGATCGGGGCGGACACGATGTCTTCCCATGCACCATCGCCAGCCCGTTCCTCAAAGGCGTCAATACGGGCCTTAAAAGTCGTTTCGGCTTCGGCTTGCTTCCGTTGGGCGTCGGCTTTCGCGCGGTCAGCATCGCGTT